CCCGTCCTGAGTCAGACATACGAGGAGTAAATCACCGTCAACGTGCGCACCCAGCGTAACCGGGTACGTTGTCGCTGGAGTTTGGTAGGCCGATGCCGTTGTGTTGACAATGAACGCCATTACGCCACCTCTAAGTAATAGCTGAGGTGCCCGCCAACGGAAACGGCTGCAGACAAGTTGAGCACGAGATCTTCATTTACGCCAGTTTTAAATAGTGGGCCGAGCCCGGGGGAGGCTACTGTTGTGGCAACACCGCCGGTGGCGGCAACTTGCATGACTCCGGATATGTCCGTCGACCCGCGCACCCACTTAACCCCGACGGCCCCGGCCGCGACAATCAAGTAGTTGCAGACACAAATCCTACGCGCAGCAACTGCCGCGACAAGAATGTTCGCCCCGCTACCGCTCGCGGAGACTGCCGCGTAAAGGAGAACTACATCCGGGACTTGGCGAACGTACCCACCCTCTATCCCATTCTTAGGATCGGCTGACACGAAGAACCTCAGCCATTTGCTCCGCCGCGGCTGTCAGTCTCTCGAGCTTCCCGTCAAAGATCAGCTTCACTTGCATCGCTGCCACGGTAGCAGCTTTTGCTTCAGCTGTGGCCTTCGCCAGCTCTCTGCTCCGGCGATCCAGCTCCTGCTCCGTGCTCTGGCGGTTTTTCTCCGCGGCCATAGCCGCGTCTTCAACGGCTTTCTCCGCGGCTTTCGCAGCGGCAGCCGCGTTGTCCGCCACTGCGTGTATTTTGGTTGCCCTACCCCGCGCGTCAGCAACGATCTGCGCGGCTTCCTGTTGGGCGGACGCCGTCGTTTTCTCAGCAGCCGCAATCGCCACCACCCCCGCAGCATCCGCGGCTGAAACAGCAGCCTCCGCTTCGGCGCGCAAGCGCACGATGTTTTTGGCTTCGCCAGCCAGCGCGATGTCTGCTTGTGCCTCCGCGCGTGCCTTCTCAAGGCGGGAGTACTCAGCAGCCAGTTTTGCTGGGTCAGACAGCTCCCGGGCAATTGCCAAAAAGCTGCCCATCGGATCCGAACCACTGGCTCCAGTCATGGAGCTACCTTCCATTCCGCTCATGGTTTAGCCTCCGAGACCTGCTTGTCGAATTGTGAACCGGACAGCGTCGGTGCCCGAGTTGATAAGCATGCGCACCGCGCCTACCGGACTGATCAGCGTCCCGACAACGTCAACAGCGCCCCCGGCGATAGTATCCGTCGACTTGAACACCGTTGACTCCGACCCCTTCGCGAACACATCGTCCTGCGTGTACTGCGCCGTGAAGTTGGCCGTACCTGTGCCAACAAGCATCTGCAGAGACACATGGAAGGGCGTGACATGCTGATCCAGCGGAACCCACTTGGTGGCGCCAACTCCATTCGTGCCCACCTTTATCGCCCCGGCGGCGTTCCCGCTGATGGTGACGCCGGTGATTGTGAAAAAATCTAGCGTGGTGGCCCCAGTTGTGGCGTTGGGGCCGGTGATCGTCTGCCTGATGACGATTCCTTCCTCATTGGTGCCCGTTACCGTGAGAGTTCTGGTCGACTCGTCGCCAACAGCCGTTACAAGAACCCTGCGCTGGGTGCCCAGCGCGGCAACCCCTGCAGTCACGGCGACCCCATTAAGCAGCAGGGCCCCCGCTGCGGGCGTCTGCGACGCACAGATGTTGTCATCATCCGCCGCAACCAGCGTCTTCGTAGAGAAAACAGGACGCATGCCAGCCTCCTATTAGGTTTGAACAGCCGGGAACAGAAGACCTGAGTTGTTGGCGCTGACCTGAACTCGGTTCTCGAACGTGGTGAACCCGGACGAGGCCGTTATCAGCAGCAGCGGTGTCGCAACCGCGGCCAGCGTTTTCACGTAGTTGTTCGAGATCATCCCGGTGTTCGTGCTGCCATTCGTGGTGAGCATTACGCCCGTCGCCGTGCCCGAGGTTTGCACCAGCATAAACCGGTTCCACGAGACCTGTGAGTTGGTCAGGAGCTTGCCGGCAGCGAGCACGATCGGCGCGCCCGTGCCAGTAGTCGGAGTGCGGTAAAAGTTGTTGCTGACGACCACCCGGTCCGCCGTGCCGTTGACGGCCAGCAGCTTGGTCGCGCCCGTTGCGATGAGTAGCGCGAGCGTGTTGTTGACGATACGCAGCCCATCAGCATCCGCGTTCGTTGTGTTTGTGGAAACGATCGTGACGAAGTTGAGGATGGCGCTGAGATCTCGGACGCTGCAGCTGTCCAGTCTGAAATACTTGGCAGTCGTCAGCGTAAACGCGACGGTTACGTTCGCAACGTTTGCAAGGAACTGGATGTTGGAAAACGAAACGTTGTCAGCTGACACCGCAATGGTAGCCGTTGCATTTGTGATGTAGGTGATCGCCGGCCGACGTAGACCATTACCAAGACCGATGATTTGTACACCCGCCTTATTTACTGCTGTCGACGCTGCGATATTCTCAGCGTGGCCTTCCATCAGGAAGATGACATCGTTGTTGTTGGCGGCTGCAGCCCCGACTGCTTGCAGCAGGGTGGCGAAAGGCTGGGAGGGTTTTTTACCGCTGTTGCCGGCTGAGCCCGTGGCCGAATTAACGAACCACGCATTGCCGGTGAACATTGGAATGTTGGCGCCAGTGATAACCGGGACACCACCGAACTGGAAAACACCATCAGAGAAAGTAGTCATTTGCACTGCTCCTTGTGTACCCGCACTCGACAGGAGTCGTCATCAGCCTTTTCGGGGCCAGCACGGTTTGATTGAAAAATGTATGTCTGCTACATGGGACGGTTGTAACACACTTATTTTGGGGAGTCAAGTAAAAAGGGCCCCCGAAGGAGCCCTTTCATACGTAGCTGCCCGACTCCCTTACGAACTTCCGGGAGAACCCCAGATTGCCAACGGATCCGACACTCCGAACGAATATCGCTCACGAGCTTTATACCGTGAGTTTCCCGTCTCGAAATCGCCTTCCATTGCCGTGCTGAGCTTCACACGCTCAAAGTGCTTGAGCCCGTTGGGGACGTCCGTCAGAAGGAACCACGAATTTGTGTCAGTCAAGAAGTGATTGACAGAGGTCCCTTGAGGAATGACGCCGATCGTCTTGATTGCGTTCAGATCGTTGTCAGCGGTGCCCGGGCGAAGTTCTGTGCCGAACAGACGCTTGGCAACGAATATGTACGCAGGCGGGATCACCAACTTGCGCGGACGGGCGGCGATCAACAGCCCCCGTTCGTCCGTCCAAGCTGCGACTTGAATAAAGGCGGCTTCCACCGCGGTTTCATTCAGGTCGACGCCGGCCGAAGGGCGGTTGCTGTTGGTTCCGCCACTCACCAGCGGGTGATCAGTGGCACACAGCGCTTTACCGTCACCCATCAAGAAGCTGCTGGAGAAGGCGTTGTTTAAAACGCTCACTCCTTTTACTTGCTTGGTGTAGGACATCGCTCGCGCCAGCGCCTTGGTGTAGCGCGCGGACAGCGAATCGTAGAGATTGTCCTCGATCGCTTCCTCGGTAATTGAGAACCCGAGCGCAACCGTTTCATGGGTGTAGCGAGCAGTGAATGCCTCTTGCGCGGTATCGTAAGTGATAGCCGCGCCTTCGCTTTTCACTGGCGCGGATCCGAAACCGGACAACTTGGTTTCTTCTTCGAACGAGCGATCAGACGATTCCGTTTCGTAAAGCTCCTTGTACTCTTCGCCGTAGCGTTTGTACTCCAGACCAAACAACATATTCAGCCCGGGGAGGAGTTCTTTCAGCAGCTGACTTCTTGAGATTGCCATGATTCGTTCTCCTTAGACGGCTTGGCGAAGATCGCCGTGAAGTACACCCCTGTTGAACCGGACAATACAATCCGTAAACGCATCGCCGGGGGCGGACAAGCCACCACCGAAGAGCGAGGATTGGTTCACAAGGTCGATGATCTTCAACGGGAGCGTGATTGTAGCCGCCGGGCCACTGGCGCTAATCGTGCTCAGCCCAGTTGTAATTACGCCCGTTTCCACAGACATGTCCAGATTCAGACCGATGCTTGCTTGAAGAATAGCAGCATCGGCTTGAATCATGTACAGCTGACGAACATCGGTCGTTACAAACACGATGATATTCGTGTACCCCGCGGTTACTGCAGACGCCGGGAGGTACTGTGCAAACAGCGTGTACTTCAGGATCGGGTCCGTGTACTGGATGCCTGTGACAACGCCAAGAACTGTCTGCGTTGCGCTCGGCGCCGCCGTTTCAGCCGTCGAAACAGGCGCCACTGCACTGGAGCCGTCCACTTTTCCTGCATTCATCGTCACCCAGCCATTGGTAAAAATGGCGTTGGTGTTATTCTGCGTGATTCGGTATGCCTGAGACGTGCCACCGGAATACGGGGCGCTGCCTGATGCACCGATGGGACGCAGACCATACGGAGTTGAAGTCAAAGCCATTGTGGCTCTCCTTTACTTTGTGCCTGTTCCGAATCCACGACCGCGCGTTACTTGCGATGAGCTATCGCGGAATAACGGCATACGTGGGTCATTGTTTCTCATGAAGTGATTGTCGACCGACACCATCTGGTTTGCTGCAATCTGCTCGTAGTACTCGGCGCGCGCCTCAGCTTGTTCAGCGGCCATCTTGCAAAGCATCAGCCCACCGATTTCGACGTTGCCATTTGCATCGGCAGCCATCATCAGCTCTGGGTAATCGACAGCTTTGCACGGCTCCCAGCCTTCGCGGAAACGCTTTGAAACGTTGGAGGGATCGGATTGCCCCAGCACGTGTGTTGCGACGTACCGGAAAACTACACCGGGCTCCGGGTCCGGAAACGGCAGCGTCGACGGCGGAGCATAAACAACTGCTTTGGGTCGTGCTACTTTTTCGCGTGTTTCCAGATCTCTGCTTTTGCTATCGGCCATTTGTTGACTCCAGTAAGGCTGCATCTAACACTACTTGCTTGGCGTACTGTTCGGGGGTGATCCCCAAGCGCCTTGCGAGAGTTATCTGCGTTTGCGTGAGAGTGACTTTTTTAGCTCCGCTCGAACGTGTGGATGGTGCTACGACGTTGGCAGGTTTTCGCGTGGGCTCGTTGGCCGGCGCGGGGTTCCCAAATTGCTTCGGAAACGTCTGGCGAATATCAGCGTTAAGACGCGCGTAATAATCGTCAGAGCGGGGGTCTATCCCGGATGAAACCAGATCTTGGTGCAGCGCGAGCGCGTAGGCAGTCATCGGGTTGTTGCTACCGAACCACGCATTTTTCTGTTTCCAGCGTTCTGCGCGTTCGTCGGGTGGTGCCGCTTGCTCCGATGCTTGTCTGTATACACCATCGTCTTCTGCCTGTAAAGGGGTGGGACGAAAGTTTGTGGCGCTGATGAGGTCGAGCTGCGCGACTGTCATTTCTTGTTGCGCTACAGCAATTGCCTCGCTGTCGAACACATCGTGGGCTTCTTTGAACTTGCGCCGGGCAATCTCCATCTTGGCCTCGGCGGCGGTCTTGGCTGTGCCAGCGTAAACCTGCTCGCCGTTATGGACGTAGCTTTTCAACCGCTTGTTTTCAGCGATTGTGGAGTGCACCAGCCGCTCCAGTTCCTGCTTCTCGCGGGTTGCCTGCTCCTTCCCGCGGCGCTCGTCGTGCCGAGCGAAGCTCAGGGCCTTGATGCGCTTCTGCACATCGCCAGCATAACTCTCCAGCTCTGCGTCAGATACCTCGGGGATGTGCCCGGACCCCGTCGTAAAGCCGCGGTCTTCTGCCGGAGTGTCATCGACAATGTCAATGGTGATGTCGTCTTCCGCACCCTCGACTGCTGCTTTTACTTCATCCTCGGTTTCGAGGATTGCATCATCCCCGGCCTCGTCGGGGAACGTAAACTCCACTCCGCCGGGTGGTTTTGCCGCTCTGCTTGCTGCTGTAGCCATGATAACTCCTTGTCGTGCAGCCGCCACTTATGGGGTGGCGTAGCCCAGTATTACACCCGTGAAATGCCGCGGGGATCCTCGACAGTGCACTCAATCTGGTCTTCGTTGAGGAGCCGAAACTCTTTGCCGTGGATACGCAGCCGGGTGCCTGAGTACTGCCGTGCGATAACAAAATCACCCTCTTTACACCACGGCGTAAGGTACTTCGGGTCTTTGTAGCAGTCCGGACCCATCTTCATCACGAACAGAACTACCGTCGCAAACTGCTCTTGCGTGTGGTTCAGCTCGGGGCGGATGATCTCGGTGTTCTCAAACCGCTCTTCCAGATCCGGAACTGCGCACAAAAGCTTCCACCCGACAGGATCGGGGAGTTGCTTGGCCTTGGCTTGCTGCGTACCCGTCTCTTCTTTGTCAACCAACTCACCCTTCACCAGCGCGGCTTGTGTCATTCAGCTTCCTCAACTTTTTTAGCGAGATCCATTAAATACTCCTCTGCGGTGTATAGACCCCGGAGTACACCGCAGGTATAGCGATACTCGTCAAACGACTTGCAGCGACCAGACGCCAGCGCGTCGGCAAGGTCATTCATGTCCTTGCGAAGACCCTTCTGAACCGCTTTTGCGAACTGATCGATCATTTTTTGGTTGCCCCCGGTTTAACTGCTGGTTTCTGCGCTGCAACGGCTGCAGCCTTCTTGCGCGCTGCGATCTCCGAAGAATGCTTCTCGTCCTTGAGACGCTGCGCCTGCTGATGGCTCTCTCGAGACTGCTTCATCTGCTCGTCCCGCTGCCGCATCTCCGCGGACAGCCGCGCGCTGCCGGACTGCCGCTCGAATTCTGCCCGTTCCTCGCTCTGCCGCATCTGCAAGGCGCTTGCTTCCTGCGCCTGCCGCATGCGCATGATGTCGGCCGCTTCTTTGCGCTGCTCGCCAGACTGCGCCAGACCCATCTGCTGCTGCACCTGCGCCTGCTTTATGGCTGCGTCCATCTGAAGCTTCTGCGGATCCACACCCTTTGACTGCGCCTCGATCGCGATCTTCGCGTCGGCCTGCCGGACGTCCTGCTGGTCCTTCCATTTCTTGCGATCGATCTCCATCTTGTTGTTCTCCTGATCCTGTTGCTGGGCTACCAGCACGGGGTCCTGCGCGTTCTTCTGCGCCTGCTGCTGCGCCACAATCTGCTGACTCTGCTGCAGCACCTGTGGGGCCACCTGCGCGAGCATCCGACTCAGCTGCAGCTCTGCCTCTTGCGGCAGGGAGTCATCCTTACCCAGCTCCGGCAGCGGCAGACCAAGCGCTGTGGCCATCTTGTTTCTGTAGGCGTAGCCAACGTGCTCCGCGATGTGGGAAGTCATGGCGCCCATGATCTGGTTGGCCTTGGGGTTCTGCCCGACCAACTGCTGAATCAGCGGGTCGTGCATGGCCGCCACGTGAACACGTATGTGTGACTCGTGATCCTGCCACGCAAAGGCTTTGACCGGCTTGCCCTTCAGAATATTCTGGTTCTCCTGCACCGGGTCCACGACCTTGATGTCCTCATCGGTAGGCACCAGCTTGCCGACGTTCTTGATCCCCAGCACGGTCAGCATCTGCCTGTGCAGCTCCGGCTGGTCATAGATGGCCGGAGACATCTGCGCGAGCTGTATCGCCGCCTGATACTGGACCACCCGTTGAGACATGGTCGCTGCGTTGGGGTCGGACACCGGGATGATGCTGACCATGCTGTAGTCTGCCAGCTTGGCCTTGGAGCCGTCCGGGGCGTCGACGTCGTAGTCATACTCCACCGCATCCTTGCTGTCCCGGATGATATCGCTCAACAGCCGCAGCTCTTGTTTGAACGAGAAGTGCACCCGCGCTTGGATGGCTGTCATCGTGCGCAACTGGCGCTCCAAGACTGCCAGCGTCGTCCCCACCGGCGCCTGCGCGCTCATGTCCCCGATCTTTATGTCGTTGGTCGACGCGAACCGCCGGGCCTCCTCGACGATATTGAGCAGCAGGTTGTACAGGGTCGCGCTGGGCTCCTTGTACGGCAGGGGCATGATGTTGTCCCGGATCGTGCCAGAGCCAACGTCCACATCGCGGAATTCACCGGGGGCAACCGGCTGGTCATCCCCTTTGATGCGCAGCCCCTTCGATTTCAAGCCGCCGGGGAGATTTGACAGCGTGCCGGCGTCAACCAACTGCCGCATGATTGACGTCGCGGATGTGGCGAACCCGCCGAGCAGGTGGAACAGCCCAAAGCCGTACGCGCCATACCCGGGGATGTAGTTGTATTGAACAAAGTGCTGTCGTTTCAAAAACTTAGCGTCTTCCTTCTTCCAGTTCCTCCGGAAAGCCACCACTTTTTTGGTCTGGTGCATGAAGGTTATGATGTACGGCTTGGTCCCTTCTTTCAGCCCCGCGGGCACGTCCCTTTCTTTGCCCAGCAGCTCGTCAAGGTTCAGCTCAACCGAAGCCTCGTAAAACGTCGGCCGGTTGTCGTTTATCGCCGTGGACCCCGTCTCTTTGTCCTTCCGTTCTTGAATCTGCGAAACCGCCTCGACATTCCCCTCCGGCAGATCTATGTTCCGCCAGAACCCCGACACCTGAATTTTATCAACCTCCAACAACGTCTTGCGCATGCGGTGCGTGACGCGCTCGCACGTCTGAATGTCAGCGGTGGCGTAGGGGATGATCACGTCCTCAGCCGGCACAAACACCGACGTCTGGCGCCCGAGGATGGGGCAGTCATACACCTTCTTGAACGCACAGCCGGCACCGGGGAGGTTCCACAACATCCGCTCGTGCTCCGGCCGAAATTCCGGCATGTTATCAAGCACTTGCCAGTTCAGGTCGGCCTCCACCCGCTTGGCCGCCTTCTCCTTCTCGTCGGTCACCTTGCCGACGATGTTGACCTTCACAGGCCCAGAAGCCGGGAACGTTTCCATGATCGTGTCTGACTGGAACCGAATCACCGCCTCGGTTATCACCGGGTGAAATACTCCGCACGCGCCAGCCCACGGATCGCTCCGCTTCTCGTACTTCAACCCGAGCAGGTTGATGCCCTCCGCGTACATCCTCTCCCACTCCTCACGCGCGCGAAGGTCCTCATCGATCGAAGTCTGCAGGTCACTGGCTATGGACTCCAGCACGCCGTCCGGGATCTCTTCTGCCAAGTTGGCATAAAAGTCTGCTTCTGTCTCATCTGACATCATGTCGAGCACTTCGTCGTCGGGGCCGCTTATGTACACGTCAACGTCCTGTGGAGCCCCCGCCTGCTCCATCCCCTGCGGCATCTGGTACAGACTGCGGTCGACATTGGTAGCCATGGCCATCCCTATTTATTGAACCGGCCCTTGGCCGGCGAGTACGAGCTGGTGCCCTTGCGCCACCCCTTGTTCTTGGAGGCTGCTACCACCCGGGTATTCCCCTTAATGTTACCACCCCCGTCGTCCAGCGACCGCTTGTGGTCCACTGCCTTGCCATCGCCCGGCTTGATCTTCCCCTCTTTGATTGCCTCCCGCCACGCCCGCTTCTGCATCATGTTGCGTGTGCGCATCTCCGGCAGGTCGTTGTACGCCTTCTGGTACGCGAGCTTGCGGGGTGTGGACTTGGGCATGGTCAGCGGAAGGCCAGTGCGTGAACCACAGCGCGGAACAGGTGGTCCTTGGCCTGCTGCTGCGGTGGCAACTCGCTGAAGGGCCGCATGCACGGGTGCTCTTTCTTGCCCGGGTCCTTGACTGCGCCATAGACCCAACCTTCCTCGGTCTTCAGCTTGAGCCAGCTCTCATGTGATGCTTCCGGACCCGCGTCGGGGTTGGCCATGTGAAACTCAACCCCGGCCACTGCCGAAGCTTTCTGCCACTCCGGGGCCGGGTGCCACGCCAGCATTGAAATATCACCAATCGCCTCACAATAAGCCTTGTTGACCTCGTGGCACACCGACGCAATATCACGGGTAGTGAACGGTGTGGTGATCATGCCTGCCGCCCCTTTGTTTTGCCGCGTCTCGCGATGCCGTCACAACTCTTGACCATACCGCCGCGGGCGTACCGGTAGTTCTTGTCCATCTTTAACGGGCTGGCGGCGGCCTCGTACTCCTTCTGAAGCCTGCCCACTTCCTTCCGAGCCCGCGTTTTACCAAGGCCCTCCGGGGCGCTTTCCGCAGCTTTGTACGCTGCCGCATACGTGGCCCCCCGCGCTGCCGCGACTGATTTCGCGGGTGCTGCTTTTCTCGCGCTGGCTTTGGCCGCGCGCTGCGGTGTTCGCTGCGGTGTTCGCTGCGGTGTTCGCTGCGGTGTTCGCTGCGGTACTAGCTCCGCGTCGGTGATCTCGCTCATGTCTTCGCGGAACACGCGCTGCGCTTCAGGGTCTTCATCATCAACCATCCCCCCGTCAGCAAACTTCTTCTTGCCCTTGGTGTCCTTGCCCTTGGCAAGCCACGGCGGCACCCACTTCTCTTTTTTGTCGCTGCCCCCTTTTTTGAAGCTGTGTTTCTTGTCCATGTGAGACTCCTTTAGTTGACTGCGTCTTCGATTTTCTCAACACACTTCTCCGCAACTTCAGGTACGGCGGCCACGATTTTCAACGGCAGCGTTATGGGCGCTGTGATCACTTCTGCTGCAAAATCTGTCAAGCTATCAAAAAGACCCATGTGAGACTCCTTCAGTAGTACGGCCGGGATGTCCGGCGTTTAACTGCTTTCTGCTCTCTTATCTCATCGCTGTCGAGGGTTATAAACCCCCCCTGTCTAAAACGCAACAGGCTTTGGGCGACCGTGTCAACATAGTCATCGTGCTCGCCAACCGGGAACGCCGCGCACTCCTCGATCACCTCTTTGGCCCACCGCCTGTCGGGCGCCCACACTATACCGGACGCGAACAAGTCCGCAATGGCGTTGACGCGCGACACTTTGTCGTTGGACACACCCGTTCGCCCGCGGGACGGACTGTACTCCTGCACGGGTATGCCCATCTGCCGCAGCTCCTGTATCAACGGAGCCCCCGCCGCCTTTTTCTCAATCAGGAAGGTGTCCGGCTGCCACTCCTTCCAATGCTTGTACATGACGGCCTTCAACTCTGGAAACTCCATGCGGTCCTTGAACGCGTCGAGCATGATGATGTTGGCCACCTGCTTGCCCGCGAGGGGGCCCTCCGTAGCCTCCACATAAAACACCCCCCACGTCGTGCACGCGGAGTAGTCAGCCGTTGTCTTTGTGTCATGCGCGGTGTCGACGGACATGAGGATGTAGTCACACTTGGGCGGTTCTTCTTCCTCCCACGTCTTCCAATACTCACGCTTGATTATGGCGCTGGCATCCGCCGTCGGGTTCTGCTGGTACTGTGCCGACCAATACTTCGGATCGATGGCCGCCCGGGTCCTCTGCAGCTCCTCGAGTGGCCACTTCTCCGGCCATAGCGACTTCTCCTCCGCCGTGCTCTCGTTGAGGATGGCGGGAAACTCGATGACCTCCCATTTGTCCGAGTCCGGGTTCTTGATCTGGTGGTCGATGAGCCGCGCCGTCATGTCCAGCAGTCCCCACCGAGTCATCAAGACGATAATGGACCCGTTCCACATCAACCGTTGCCGCGGGCCCGTCTGGTACCACGACCACGCGTGATCAAACACCGTCCTCGACCCAGTCTTCACGTCTTGCTCCGAGTGCGGGTCATCGATCACCAGCAGG